TCTACAGAATATCCTGCCCGACTAATCCGTAGTCTAAAGTCAGAGATTATGGAACGGGCTGAATATATGTTGGCGGCTAATGCTCCTAAAGCTGTGCTGTCCATGTCAGGTATCTTAGATGATCCTAGTGCTCTAGGCAACAAAGATAGACTAGCAGCGGCCAAAGAGATTCTTGATCGCGCTGGTATTGTGAAGACTGAAAAAGTAGAACATAAAACAAATGGGGCGGCTATCGTATTTTTACCGCCGCTAGAGGAAGAGGATGGCACATCCGAAGATTAATCATCTAAGATCTGAAAAGTACAGAGCTAGAGGTAAGTTACCTTTTGGTTTTGACAGAGAAGTAGATGAAGACGGAGTAGGTTGGCATGTTCCCGATCCAAAGGCGTTAGAACTTTTGGGTGAGGCTATTGAGCATGTTAGATCAGGGCGTTCAGTTAGATCTGTTGCAGCTTGGCTGGAAGCAGAAACGAACCGTAAACTATCTGGAACTAGATTACACAAACTTGCCTGGACCGAGGAAGAGCTTGATGACAGACGCAAGAAACGTCGTAAGAAACTTACTCCTGAACAACGCAAGCTTGAAGATCTTAAAAATACTGAGAAGCAAACTCGGATTAAAGCAGAGCAAGCTAAACGCCGACTAGATAAAGCTAAATCTAAAAAAGAACAGTCCATCGTAGAGGGTCTTGATTTTGCAGATGAGCCTATTGAAGATACTAGAGAAGTTGCATTCCGCCCTAATCCTGGCCCCCAGACAGACTTTTTGTCGGCTAATGAGCGGGAGGTATTTTACGGCGGGGCTAGAGGAGGGGGTAAGACTTACAGTCTTCTTATTGCTCCTCTACGTTTTGTTGACAAGCCTACGTCTCGTGCATTACTAATTCGTAGGTCAATGCCTGAATTGCGTGATGTTATCTTTCAAACGCAACAGATTTATCCAAAGGTGGTCCCTGGTGCAAAGTTCAAAACTCAGGAGAATACTTGGCACTTCCCATCCGGTGCTCGTATTGAGTTCGGATATTGCGAAAATTTGCAAGACGTTTTGCGTTATCAAGGTCAATCGTATTCTTGGATCGGCGTAGACGAATTACCACAATATGGTTCTCCTGATGTGTGGCACTTCCTAAGATCCTCTTTACGGTCAGCGGATACTAGCATACCGCTTCACATGAGGGCTACAGGAAACCCAGGTAACATTGGATCTCGTTGGGTAAAAGAATTATTTATTGAGCCAGCAAAACCTAATACACGGTTTGCAGAAAAAGTAGAATATGAATTAGAGGGTAAGACACTTTCTACTGAGATTACCAGAAAGTTTATTCCTGCCTCAGTTTGGGATAATCCTTATCTAACTCAAGACGGCAGCTACATTGCTATGTTGGCATCGCTGCCAGAAGTTAAACGTAAGCAGTTTCTTTATGGAGACTGGGATGTTGTTGAAGAAGGCGCGTTCCCTGACTTTAACAGAGCAACTCATGTAGTAGAGCCTTTTGAGGTTCCTCATGGTTGGACTAGGATCAGGGCTGCTGACTTTGGGTTCTCTTCTCACTCTGCTATTTTGTGGGGTGCTATAGATTACGATAATAACATTTGGATTTATAGAGAGCTTTATGTCAACCGACTAACGGCAGATCAACTAGGTCGCATGATTAGAGAAGTTGAAGAGGGCGACGGACGAATCCATGACGCAGTGTTGGATAGTAGTTGCTGGGCTAGACGAGGGGACAGAGGACCATCCATTGCAGAAACTCTAAATGCAGAGGGTTGTAGATTTAGACCGTCTGATAGATCACCAGGATCTCGCGTCAGTGGTAAGATTGAGATTCACAAAAGACTAATGGTTGATGAAGATACTGACGAACCGGGGATTAGATTTTTTGAAACGTGTCCTAATGTAATTAGACAGTTAGCATCTATCCCACTAGATAAAAGAAACCCAGAAGATGTCGATACTCATGCGGAAGATCACGCTTATGATGCACTGAGGTATATGGTTTCTTCTAGGCCAACTAACTTACGAACTGCGTATGAAAACACACCCAAAACAAATTGGCGTCCCTCTGACAACCGATTTGGATATTAACAGGAGTTACTATGTCCGATACCTACGAAAATGATACTATTAATGTTCTTGACGACGGTGATGAAGATAGAGGTTCGTATAGTAACATTGTGAGTTACGTTGAGGATAGATTTGAAAGAGCAAAGGATGCAAGGTATCATGATGAATCAAGATGGCTACAATCGTATAGAAACTATCGGGGTATCTATGGCCCGGACGTTCAGTTTACTGAAACGGAAAAGTCGCGTGTGTTTATTAAGGTTACGAAAACGAAAGTGTTGGCGGCGTATGGTCAGCTAATTGATGTACTGTTTAGTCAGAACAAATTTCCGATTAGTGTAGATCCCACTACACTTCCTGAAGGGGTAGTTGAATCTGCCAATGTAGATGTTGCTGCTCAACAAGCTGAAGAACAATTTGCTAATCTATATGGCTTTCCAGGTGATGGTAAAGATTTACAACCCGGAGATACAGCACAAACACTACAAGAAAAGCTTGGGCCATTAGAAGATAAACTAAAAGACATTGAAGGTTTGGAAGAAGGTCCAGGTCTTACTCCTACTTCGCTTACGTTTGAACCAGCCCAAGTTGCTGCTAAAAAGATGGAAAAGAAGATTAAGGATCAGCTAGAAGAATCTGCTGCTACCCGACATCTACGACATAGTTGTTTTGAATGTGTGACGTTTGGCACTGGGATCATGAAAGGTCCGTTTGCTTTTGATAAAGAATATTCTAATTGGGATGATGACGGTGAATATGATCCAATTATGAAAACAGTACCACAGGTAGAACATACATCAATTTGGAACTTCTATCCTGACCCTGATGCTTACAGTATGTACGATTGTGACTATGTTATAGAGCGTCATCGTATGACTAGATCACAGGTAAGATATCTAAAAAAACGTCCCTACTTTAGATCTAGTTCAATTGAAAAAGCAATTAAGTATGGGCCAGACTATGTTCGTGAGTGGTGGGAAAACGATCTTGACGATAATCAAACCGCTGAAGGAAACGCAGCTTATTCTGGCACTGGTATTGAAAGATTTGAAGTTTTAGAGTTTTGGGGTACTGTTGATGCTCAGATCGCTCGTGATAATAACTTGGAGATTCCTGATGATTACAAAGATGAAGATGAAGTTCAAATCAATTGTTGGGTATGTAACGGCGAAGTCCTGCGCCTTGTTATCAACCCTTTCACGCCTAAGCGTATCCCTTATTTCGCAACTCCGTATGAAGTTAACCCATACTCTTTCTTCGGCGTGGGACTCGCTGAGAACATGGATGATACGCAAACTCTCATGAATGGTTTCATGCGATTAGCAGTTGACAACGCTGTTCTCTCTGGGAACCTGTTAATCGAAGTAGATGAATCTAACCTGACTCCTGGTCAGGACTTAACTGTTTATCCTGGTAAAGTTTTCCGCAGACAAGGCGGTGCGCCAGGACAAGCAATCTTTGGTACAAAGTTTCCTAATGTGTCCGGTGAGAATATGATGCTCTTTGATAAGGCGCGTGTTCTTGCTGATGAGTCCTCTGGTCTACCGTCGTACTCTTATGGACAAACAGGTGTTCAAGGCACTGGTCGAACTGCATCTGGTATCTCTATGCTGATGGGTGCTGCTAGTGGTTCTATTCGCACTGTAATTAAAAATATTGATGACTATTTGTTACGTCCTCTAGGCGAAGCTATGTTTGCATTTAATATGCAGTTTGACTTTGACCCAGAGATTAAAGGTGACCTAGAAGTAAAAGCTCGTGGCACTGAAAGCTTCATGCGTAATGAGGTTAGATCACAAAGATTAATTAGTTTCTTACAGATTGTAAGCAATCCTACACTAGCACCGTTTGCAAAATTTCCATATATCATGCGTGAGATTGCACAGACTATGGACTTAGATGCAGACAAAATTACAAATAACCCAGAAGAAGCAATGCGTCAAGCACTTCTTTTACAACAAATGCAAAAAGAAATACAAGAACAACAACCTAATGCAACTTCTGTTGGACAAGATCCGATGGGTACTGGAGGTGGTACAATCGGCACAGGACAAGCCCCAGTTCCAGGTGAACAAGGCGCACCAACAGGCGGTGGCCCTCAACCACAACAACAGCAACAACCTCAACAGAGTTTACCTCCTGAAATTGTTCAAGCATTACAACAAGTAGGTGGATAATGGATACTAAACTTGCTAAACAAGTTTTACCCTTAGTTAATACGGCACGTTTTACAGAGTTATTAGAATTGTACTTGAATGAAAAAATTAATGAGCATCATCGTGTATTAGAACAGTCTGATGATGTAGCAACTCTGCATAGGGCGCAGGGTGCAGTTACTGCGCTAAAAAAACTATTGCACATGAAAGATGAAGTGCAGGGATCAGCAAGAAGGGATTAATTATGGCAGAGATGACTGAAGAGCAAATGGAGAGGCTTCTCAAAAGTGATGCAGATCGTACCAAAGGTTTCACTCAAGAAGAGATGGACGAGATGCAACAGGAGCTTGACAGACAAAATTTAGAAGAGAAGCAACGTCAAGACGAGGAGATGAAAGAAGAGTTTTCTCCTGGCTTAGAAGAAGATAGAACTGCACCTCTTGAAGAAGAGCCAGAGAGAAAAGTTGAGCCTTCTCAGATTGCTTCTGCTGATACTACTATTAAAGAGTTTATGGAAACTTTGTTTACAGAGTCACCAGACGCTGAAAGACTTGATGATGACGACGATGAGCCAGCCCCTGTTGAAGCTGAAAAAGTTGTAACTGCAAAAGCGGGAGGTTCAATTGAAAAAGAAGCTGACTTTGTTAAAGACGACGATGAAGAACCTGCTGATCCTCCTCCAGGTGCAACACCAGAGGAAGTGGCCGACGATATCCCAGCGTACCTGTCTACCGGAGAGTATGTGTTACCTGCCAATGTTGTAAGGTATATTGGCCTACAACAAATCGTAGCTATGCATAAAGGTGCTTTATCTGAACTGCAACAAATGGAAGACCTCGACATCATCGAAAACGTAGATGAAAATGGTATGGTTGAGGAAGACGATGATGAGATGGATTATCTAAAAGAACCTAAAGGTGTCGTCA